AAAGGGCTGACTTTCTATGATGATAGCGGTGCTGCAACAAATATATATTTGGGGGCATATACGCCAGATGGAATCAATAGACGCTTTGTTAGCAATAATATTGCTGTTCCAACAGGTGCGGTATATATCAACTTGTGGCTATGGGTAAACAGTGGTGGCTATTTTAATATAAGTAGACCAATAATGGTGAATGGCACGACGGTGAGTGACTATGTTGCTGGATCGTACAACAACAACGCAGCCCTTGCGCAAGTAAAAATCACCGCAGACAGCATATCTAACTTCGTGCGTGATTCAAGTGGTAACATCTCGTCCGACTTCCAAACAGCGTTGAGCAAAACGTCTATCATCACAGGTAGCACGTTAGCCACAAGTATTAAGACACAGACGGCGACACAGATAAGTTCAGCACTGACTGACAACAACGGCAAGATTATTAGTTTAATCAATCAGGATAGTTCTGGTGTTCAAATTGCTGGTGAGAATATTGTATTAGATGGAGATACAGCTGTAACTGGTGACTTCTGGACTAAGCAGATATATGCCATGAAAGTTAATGCCAATAACATCACTGTTGGGACGTTAAATGGTAGTCAAGTCAACATCACTAACATTAACGCAAATAACATTGTATCTGGTGCTATTTCTGGTGCTAACTTGAACATAAATCTGAATACCGGTTCGGTCGTTTTTCAGAAAGGTAGAATTAACAGTTCTGATTACACCACGGATATCAATATCGATCAGGGATACATTTCAACTGCGAACGATAATACTAGGGCGTTAATCAAACAAGGAATGATTCAATTAATTGCTCCTAATAGTTTCGATTTGCAAACAAGCCCTTATATGGAAATGTCCAACAACCGTGGTCAAAGCACGGCTGGAGCGGCAATTATCGGTCGAGATAGCGTATCGATATCCAACTCTAAAAATGCAAAGAACATATTTCCAGCTCCAATAGGCACGGAATCATTTAGCGGATTTTATACAGGGCAAGCTTTTGATGGTGCTTGGCTACCAACTAAAGTGTCTGGCGCAGATAGAGGAGTAGTTGTGGCTGGAGGTACTGAAACAACGTGGCAAATATTGAACACCTCTCCTTATATATGGGTTGGAACGAACGCAACCGGTAGCTCTGGTTACGGAAACCGAGTTGTCATCAAAGCTGAATACTTGCATGCTACCACAGTTTATAATCATGGCGGATCTGGTGGTGCTAATGTTTATGTTTCTTCAGATGGCGCTCTTGTGAAATCATCTTCTGCTACGAAGTATAAGACGAACATTGAACATGAAACAGATAGTATTCAAGGTGATCAATTATTAACTATCGACCCAGCAACTTGGAACGATAAGTTTGAATCAGAACAGCTGGAACGCTACCACGAGACAGGTGTCGAACCAGAACGGCAAATTAATATGGAAGGTAAACGATACTACGGTATCATTGCCGAAGATTTAGTTAAAGCCGGACTAGAAGAGCTTGTAACAAGAAACGAAGAAACCGATGAAGTTGAAGGTGTTGAGTATTCTAAGATAGGAGTTGCTCTGATTCCTATCATCAGAGATTTGCGAAATAAATTGAACGAACAAGCAGTTGAAATCGAAAGGTTGAAGGATAAAAACAAATGAACAACATTCAAATGAAAAATGAAATCCCGGATAGTAACGCTAACACGGTGAAACTTGTCTTCAATGTAACGTTTGACAACGGTACTTCTATCGGTGATGGTGCAATCGTCATCACTCGTGCAGAGTGGTTAAACATGACAGGTAAGCAAAAACTCGATAAGATTGCCGATGTCATTTCAGAAAAAATGCTTAGTACGAAAGTAGGAGAATAATCATGCAACCAGACACAAATAAAGTAATTCAAAAATTATTACAAGAAAACGCAACGTTAACACTTGTTAAAGCTCAACTAGAATCACTGGTTGAGCAATATCAAGAAAAGGAACGAGAAGAGACTGAGAAAGCAGAGGAGAAATAATCATGAATATGACAGTTGGAGATTTACAATTTAGCTTTGTTGACGGTAAGTTGACGTTAAAGTATGCGTCTGTTTCATTTAATGCAGGCACATTTCCAAACAGCTTGAACGGTAACTTGCAGGTTACACCAAAAGACGGTGTTAGTATTACATCAACAGAAGCTGACATTAAGGCGGCTGCTAAGACTAAAATTCAAGCGCTTATCGCAGACGCTCCGGCAGAAACGGAGGGATAATATGGAATTTCCGCATGACGTTTTAGGTTGGATAGCGGTGGGTAGTGCGGTTGTAACTTTTTTAACAGCGGTTGTAAAAGTGTGGATAGTTAATCCGTTGAGTACGCAAATTAGTGAATTAAACGGAAACTTTGGAGCACTGAACACAGCGCTGTCGAAAAGTCAGATAGAAATTGACGAGCTTAATAAACATCTTAGTCAACATGATGTTACTTTAGCTACTCACGGTGAACAGATTCACACGTTGTTTAATAAAAACGATAAGTAGAACACGAAGCTAAGCGTAATGCTTAGCTTTTTTATTAGGAGGAAATATTCATGAATGAAGCATTAAAAGTTATCCAGACACTGGTATTTTTATTCTTTGCAGGTGGTTTTGGTTATGGCGGCGCAAAGTTTTTAAAGAAGCAAGCGTCTGTTCAAAAGAACGAACACATCAAAACTATCTTAACGTTTGCAAGTCAAGCGGTATTGTCGGCACAGGCGTTGCTTGGTGACGGTAAGGTGCAACAAGAATCGGCCGCTTATGATGTGAAAGCTCGCTTAGATGAAAATGGTTTGGGTGATAAGTTTACGCAAGCTCAAATCCTAGCTTACATCAAGCAGGCTTATGCAACGAATAAAGCGGACGGCTCACTGGATACTGTCAAGCCAGTTGTATCAGCGGAAGAGTTAGTAGAAGCAGAAAAAGTCGTAACAGCTACCGATAACAAAGCAGCAACACCAACAGAAGCACAATAAGGAGGTATCATATGGGATATACAATTAAACAAGATATTGTAGTGCCAAACGGATATGTCTATAATGTCAGCAATCTACAACCGGGCTTTCACCAAATTCACATGCATTCGACCGGCAATCCAACCGCTAGTGTTCAGAATGAACGCGATTATTTAGCGGGGCACTATAACGCAGCTAACTACACACATTTGGTTGGAATCACCAATGGTGCAGTCGATATTCGGCAAGTGATGAATACAAACGGTGGTGCATGGGACGTTGGTGGTGATTGGAACTGGGAAACTTATGCAGCAATTGAATTTTCAGAAGGTTCTATTCAATCACAAGCTGACTTTAATAAAGCTTATCCAGCTTATATCTGGTTGGCTCGCTATCTAGCCAAGCAAGCTGGTATCACATACACGATTGACAACCTCAATACGGTTGGTATTAAGTCACACAATTATGCTTCGGCTACTGGTCACGGTTCAGATCACGTTGACCCAATTCCGTTCTTAGCAAAGTGGGGTGTATCACGTGATAAGTTTAATCGTGACTTGGTTAACGGTGTTGGTGATGATACCCCAGTAGCCCCACAACCAGTAACGCCAACTAAACCAGCCAATAATCAGTCGGTGTCATCAGCTATCCAACAGTTCCAAAACGCTGGTAATCACTTTACTAATACCAAATCTTTCAAGGTTGATAAGATTGTCAAAGACTATGACGGCAACTATCAAGCAATTAGCTACTGGCTTGCTGGTGGTACAGACGCAGACATGACTTTGAATGGTATTCCATTGGCTATCTTAGATAACGTCACTCGTGGTAATAACGCACCAAGTCAAAACGGAGATTATATGCGTTTCGCCGCAGGATATGATAACGGTACGATTGATAAATACGACACAGCAACTAACGGTGTTGGTATAGTATTTGGTAAGTACGGTATCATCTGGTTCAACGCAGACGCGTTTATCAAATTGTAACTGAGTAAAATAAAAGCGCCCAACTGGATTAAGTTCTGGTTGGGTGTTTTTTAGTATAAAAATGTATTATTTGATGCAATCATAATATGTTAAAATTTAATAATATGAAATAACTAAACCTTAACAAACAAAAGTTAGCTAAAAAGTTAGCGTAATTATATAAGAACATTGTTAAATCAGTGTGAAGGAGGGAAGATGCCAGAACTACCAGAAGTTGAAACAGTCAGACGTGGGCTTGAAAAACTAATTATTGGCAGCAAAATTATTGATGTACAGTTACCTTACCCAAAAGTTATTACTGGTGATGGGCAGCAGTTCATCACCGGTGTCATGAACACAGAATTTAAACAAATTGATCGTCGTGGCAAATATTTATTACTACGTTTAGCGAATAATCATACGATTGTTTCGCACCTGCGAATGGAAGGACAATATTCAGTAGAGTCCCTTGAGACGGTCCCTTATAAACATACAGAGATTGTCTTTGAATTATCTGATAAGCGAGCTTTGTTTTACAATGACACGAGACGCTTTGGGCGCATGGCGTTGACCACAACTGGTTTTGAAAACACAGAAGTGCCTTCGTTGTCCAAATTAGGACCAGAACCGACAGAGGAGCAGCTGACTTTATCTTATATGAAGGCTATTTTTTCAAAGTCTAGAAGGCCTGTTAAAACTTTTTTATTGGATCAAACACAAATAGCTGGTATTGGTAATATTTATGCTGATGAGGTTCTGTGGCAAAGCAAAATTCATCCCAAAACGCCGGCCAATGTACTAGATGAAGTTCAACTGAGTGTTCTTAGAGCAAACATCATTTCAGAAATTAAACGAGCGATTAAGCATCACGGTACAACAGTGCATAGTTTTAGTAATGTTTTTGGTGAGGTGGGCAAGTTTCAAAATGAATTACAGGCTTATGGGCATGCTGGCGAACCATGTTTACGTTGCAATACGCCAATGGTTAAAATAAAAGTTGGTCAACGTGGCACGACATTTTGTCCATTTTGTCAAGTGGAGAAGGATTAATATGAATCAAGAACCAATAAGTATTATTGACGTCAAACGCGACGCAAAGAAATTGATGAAGGGTCGACTAGGAACAGCTATCAAAATTAATATTATCGCGATTATTGTGACAGTGACGACCTTATCAATGATGACTTTCACAGTGTATGCGATGATCAAAGACACCAATCTAATGTCTAGCGCTGATGTTTCTTCAACAACAACATCTCTGGGTCTGAATCCGAGCGAAGTAATTGTTTCAGTATTGCAAGATGCAGCTGGGCTAACATTTATGTGGTCTGTTTCTTGGACAATTATTGATTGGTTTAATAATCCTAAAAAGAATCCAAGATTCATTCAAACTTTTCAAATATTTAATAATGGTAAATTTCCGCAAAGTCTGCTATTAGCCGTCGTGCAGTCCATGTTGACTTTCCTTTGGACGATGCTGTTTACAATTCCCGGATTGATTAAGCATTATTCCTACGCTCAAACGTATTTTAGTTATAAACTAGATTTGGATGCTGGAAAACAAGCCAATGCATTGACAGATTATATTACACGTAGCCGAAAAATAATGAATGGCCGTAAGTGGGAATTATTTTTATTAGACTTGAGTTTTATTGGTTGGCATTTATTAGGAATATTGACAGCTGGCTTGGCTTACATTTATGTTATTCCTTATCTGAATGCTACTAAGGTAGCTTATTCACGTCGGTTATTTAAGCTAAATAATGAAGTAAGCGAGGAACAGTAAATGTTGACAGTTGGTTTAACAGGTGGAATTGCTACAGGGAAATCAACAGTTAGCGCTTTGTTACGTCAAGCAGGTTTTCCAATTGTTGACGCAGATATAGTGGCTCGTGAAGTTGTTGAGCCAGGAACACCAATGCTTGAGAAAATTAAATTAGCGTTTGGTCCAGGGATAATTGACAATGGCGTATTAGATCGACGTAAGCTTGGTCAAATTGTCTTTGAAGATGGTGCCCAATTAAAAAAATTAAATGATATTATGCAACCAGCCATTAGCAGTGCTATGGCAGATAAAATTAATTTTTGGCGTTTACAAAATGTGCCAATATTAGTCCTGGATGTGCCATTGTTATTTGAACGAGACTATGATAAAAATAAGTTAGTAGACAAAATAATTGTTGTTACTGCTAGCGAAGAAATCCAATTATCTCGTTTGGAAAATCGTGATCAACTTAGTAATATGGAGGCACGTAATCGTGTAAAGGCACAGTTACCAATGTCGCAGAAAATTGCGAGAGCTGATTATGTTATAGACAATAATGGCCGTATCGAAGAGCTACAGGAACAAGTTACAGTTTTAATCAAAAAAATAAAGGAGATCGCGTCAACGCATGATGCAAAATGATGGCACAATTGAGTTTCACGCTAAGGCTGGTGTTTTTGTGCAGTCAAACACACCAATCACATTGACTGATTTAGATCGTGCTTTTGATTTATACACGCCGTTTATTGGTGCAACTGGATATGCATTGTACCATATGTTGGTAAGAGAATTACCCTACAATACACGACTAGATGCACGTGAAGATCATAATTTTATTTTAGATAGTCTGAATGTCAGTTTACCCGATTTTGTTAAGGTTCGTCGTCGTTTAGAAGCGGTTGG